GCAGTACGTGAAGTTTTGTTTCGTTCAGCCTTAATTTTTGCTGTAGCAACTTGCTTTTGTCTAGGAGTTAAATCAGACCAAGATTGTCTTTTAACAACTTTACCTGCACCGTCACGCTTAACAACTTTTTTCTTAAGTGTTGATTTAACAGGACCAGCCATAACTTGTGCTCTTTTAGTTCCCATTACACCACCAGCAGGAATTGATTTACCTGCTGAAGATTTAGCACCAGCAGTAGCCTTGGCTAATCTTTTAGCACCATACATACGTTTAATGGCTTCTTGATATTCTGGAGTACGACGAGTCTTTGCAGAAGCAAGAGCCTTAGTCATACCCATCTTTTTAATTTCATCAATGGTTGATTGTTTAACTTTAATCTTTGCCATAGTTACTTCTTTGGTTTGTTAGGTGTTGCTGTTACAGTGCTTGATGGCTTTGGTGCTATTGGCATACCCATTGGGTTATTACCTTTAGCGTTAGCCATAGCGTGTTCTAAGTTAGGATAGTTACATCCACAAGTTGTACACATATTATTTACCTTTTTTCTTTTTCATTTTCATACCTGCTTCGCTCATAGCAATAGCAACGGCTTGTTTACGAGATTTAACAAGAGGTCCTTTTTTAGAACCTGAGTGAAGTTTTCCACCCTTAAATTCTTTCATAACCTTAGCGACTTTTTTCTGTCCTTTAGCCTTCTTCATTATTTCTTCTTACCCATTTTTTTCATAGAAGCCTTCTTACCGTATTCTTTCATACGCATAGCAGGAGATTCTTTCTTCTCGTGCATCTTCATTGCTTTTTTGCTTTTATACTTCTCGTTTTTCATTGACATTAGTTACCAAATGCTCTTCCTGTTTTGTTAGATATATCTATTGCATTGCGTATATCTTTCGTCTTAGTGCTAGACGGTTGAATGCCTTGTGCTCTAGCAGAACGATATAACGCAAGTTCTTTATCCCACTTCTTAGCCGACATTGTTAAACGACTAGAAGCCTCACCAGGATTTAAATCAAGTGTTGATGCCTTACAACCAAAACATCCTTCAACAAAATCTGGATGTGTACGTTCTCTATGTAAACTCATTTTGTCCCTAAAATTTTTTCAATTCTATCAATAGCGTCCTTCAAAGAAGAACCACCATTATGACTTAACTCACCGTCAAGTCTATTCAATCTTTCCATTACACCTGGCACAGGACTTCTACCTGGACCACCAGGTTCGCCTTCCCAATCTCGGCGAAATTTTTCCAACCAATCCATCATAGAACGAATTTTTGTGAAGAACGGAGCAATCGCAAAATATACAGTAACAAGTGCACTTGCAGTCGCACCTGCCACAAGAATGTTGTTTATCATCCTTCAAAGTTACTTTCAGTAATGCCGATGCCAGCGTTAATGAGCGCAGTCTTTTGGGCTGACGTAACTTCATATTCGTGTCCTCCTGCATAGTATTCACTAGCGGAATTTACTTGGTCTGTTGATGGAACTCTTAATTTATAATATGCGTTGCCAATTTTTAATACACTAATTCCACGAAGCAACTGATAACGGTAGAACATACCGAAACCTGCTGGTCCTTCAGAAATTGTTGGTGGAAAAAACTTTGGCAATTTAAAATCCTTTGAGTAAGAGTAACCCCCACTTGACGTGGGGGCTACTGATAATGAATCTAACTACGCAGCGTTAATGCTGGATGAAGATTCAATTCTGTATAGTGCTTCTTCGCGGTAACGCTTGAAGCCTAATACTCCGTACCAACCAATTGGGCGCAAGCGCATCAATTTGTCGGTTACGTTTCCGATTACTACGTGTGGTTCTTCAGCAACTGCTTCTGCAAGTGCTTGTTGACCAGCAAGGATAGTACGGAATACGCGTGCACTTGAACCACCGTCAGTGGCGTTGTACATACGTGGTGATTCGATGAAGTATGCTCCTTCGAATGTACCAATTTCACCAGCCCAAATGTTTTCATTTGTTTGGTATTCGTGTGGAAGTCTCCAAGCACCTGAACCTGTTTCTGCACGAAGGTCGTGTGAAACTTCAGGGTGGATTGCACACCAGTACAAAGCACCTTTACGAGCAATTGCTTTTCCTGCACGTAACTTTGCAACAGCAAGACGGATGTCTGCTGCTTTCAAAGTGTGAGCACCAGTAACGTTAGTTGTTGCTGTTGCGCGTGTGCCTGAAGCGTTGCTTGCGTAGATTACGTTTGTTCCAGCGCGTAGTTCTGTTTGAACAACTTCGTCAATTGAGTCAGCCATATTGAACGCAACAATGTTTGCAATTGCTGGGTCAACTTCTGCAAGTGACATTAATTGCAGTTTGCGAGTGGTTGTAACTGCGTTACCGTATTCGTTAAGAACAACGGTTACAGCAGTTGGAGAACCAATTGCTACTGAATCTGGGTCAACTTGTTCTGACAACGGAGTTGTTGCCTTTGTTAGGTCGCTGTAGATTTGGAATACTACAGATGAACCTGGCATTGATTGACGTGCTGGGCGTTTGTCTGCGACTGAACGTAGTAATGGTTGAGAGCGAAGTGCGAACTCAACTAGACGGTCGTAAGCCTTTTGAACGAGACCTGCACCATTTGATGGTGTGAAGGTTCCTACGTTGTTTGCGCTTGTATATTGACCGCCACCAAGACCACCGTTAGTATTAGCAGTACCGCCAGATAATGCGGAATATGCATCAGCCATTTCGGTTATTTCCTTAGATAGTAGTTAGTTAAATATCTCCACCTTGTTGGAAAATCATATTTGCGATTTCATCAGCAGATTCTGCATTTTGTAATCTTAAATACATATCATCCAAACCAGCAGGAGATTGAGCATTAGCAGTAACAGAATCGATTTGTCTGAGTGTAGCCAAATCTGGCTTCACATCATCGGGCGTCTGTACTGTTAAACCAAAGACATCAGCATTCTCTGAAATCCAGTTATCGATAGTATCTGGATTAGCCTCAATATCTTGAGGAATAAATTTTGCTATCTTTGGACTTACGCCCTTGCTTTCAAGAACTGACTTGATAACGTTGTGACGTTGCTCAGTCTTAATCGAAGAAAGTTGTCCTTCCATTTCGGAAAGCATTTTAGATTTAGTTTTCAACTCCTTACGAAGTTGCTTTAATAAATCACTTTCTGATTGTTGACTTTGATTAAAATCATCATCGTCATCTTCCCATTCTTGATATGTGTTGCTCATCGCAACGCTCCCATTCTATTGTTGTTAGTCGCAAGCCTCATAATAAATCGGGGAAAATATTACGGCTCTTGCTACCAGTCTTGTTACTCTCGTAGGGGCTGGTCGGTCCTACTGAGGGCTTTAGGTTAGAACGCGCCTGCGCTCTTCTTAATCAAACTGGTTCTTGAAGTACCAGATTGTGCAGCAAATCTTGCCTGCTCTTGTTCTTGAAGTTTCTTACGTCTCTGTGAAGCCAACTGAACTCCAGTTGCTGCATTGACTGCTTCAGCAGTTAAATCTTCCGCTAAACCAGCAGTATCTTGTTTAGATACTTGTGCAAGTTTTTCATAAAGAGGTATAGTTTCAGCAACGTTACCGTATGCTTCTTTAGCAATGTTACCAATTTGTTCAGTACTGTAACCACTTGTAGTTAATTGTTTCTCAAGTTGACTTACATTCTCTTCAGTAACATTAACATTACTCATTGCAGCACCTGTACGAATTTGTGCTTTGCGAAGATTAGTATCTAGTTTATTAACGCCTTCGGTTCCTTGCAGTAAAGCAAGAGCAACTTGTGAACGTTGTTTAGTTGGGTCGCCAACACCATAAGCACCTAAGTAATTATTTAATTGTACTTTCAAAGCATCTGGTGCATTATCAATTTTAGTGAAAACGTTTTCAATACGAGCCTTGGCTTCGTCAAGAGAAACAGCACCACCAATTAAAGAATCATATGTTCCTTGATTAGCAAGTTCACTAAGATTAAATTGGTTAAACATATCACGATAAGTTTGTTCAGCAACAAGATATTGTGCAGGATTATAAACAGGTAATCCTAGTTTTTTACGTCCTTCATTGCCAGCAAAACGTGTTTTATATGCTGTTGTTTCAGGTAACATAAGAGAGGCTTCTTCAGCAGAATAACCTTCTGTCATAAACTTTTTAATTTCAGGAACTAAACTTGTTAGATTATTATCTGTGAATTCTTTTTCAAGAAGAGCAAAAGCACTACGACGATTTGCTTCTTGCGTTGCAGCATAAGGGTCAGGTAAAGTTTTATTACCCCCACCAAGAGTTTCACTTGTACCATCACTATAACTAATAGTTACACTGCCGTCAGCATTAGTAACTCTACCAGTTTCTGTTCTAGTGGTAGGTGTTCCACCTGTTGTAGAAGTTGTACTTAAACTTGGAACTTTAAAAGTTGTACCAGAAAACAAAACAGTTGAACCTGATGCTTGTCTAGCAGCAAGTGCAGGATTTGCTTTAATAGCAGCATTAACTTGTGCAACTGAAATACCTAAGTCTTTAGCAATCTTAGCAGGTGTGTCACCTTTTTGAACTGTTACTTTACCATTTGAACTAACTGTTGCCATTTATCTCAATCCAAAATCTTGAAGAATTCTAT